CATAACTACGGGCGCTACTACTACAGTAACTGTTGATCCTAATGGTTTTATAGCTGGGCAGGGAGTTAAATTTAATTCCACAATATCGTTGCCTACAGGCATGGATAACGAAACTATTTACTACGTAGGTAACATAGTATCTAACGACTTTGATTTATACGACACCGAAGTAAACGCATTAGCTGGCGGTACTACCGGAAGAATTGTTACGTTTGGTGGTTCAGTTGGTACAGTAACGATCATAAATGCAGACGACGTAAACGGTATACCTGCAGCGGTACTACTAAAAGCATTTGAAGTAACAGTAGTTGACGTTGATACATACACAATATCCACCGTAATCGGTGAAGTACCTAATCAACTATCTTACCCCGCATCAAGCACAGGCAGTGGTGTGGGCGGCACTCTTGTTATATACACACCTGCTGGAACTAATCGTGGTTGGGGTTCTCCGTTTGATGGTAACTCTACGCTTGGTACACAGATTCGTTTGTGGACACAATCAAACTTTGGTGAGAATTTATTATTCTGTCCTCGTGGCGCTGGCTTATATTTGTGGGACCCCGGCAGTGCTTCTACGCCAGACTTTAATACTAGAGGCACACTAGTTTATGGTACAGACGTCCCTGCATACATCAATCAGATTATGGTGTCTGATTCGTCGCGTATTGTTATTGCGTTTGGTTGTAATGACTACGGTACGTATGGTGCTGGCGCTATTGAACCAATGCTTATTCGTTGGACTGCGCAGGAGAGCTACACTGACTGGACTCCATCAGCAACTAATCAAGCAGGCGACTATCGCTTATCGCACGGCTCCACAATTATTGGCGCACTTCAAACTCGTCAGGAAATACTGGTTTGGACTGACTCTGCTGTGTATGGTATGCAGTATTTAGGACCTCCTTATGTGTGGGGCTTTACGCTACTAGCGGACAATATCTCTATCGCATCGCCTAACGCTATGGCTACTGCATCTGGTGTTACTTACTGGATGGGCACAGATAAGTTTTATGTCTACTCTGGTCGTGTAGAAACGTTGCCATGTTCGCTGCGTTCTTATGTGTTTGAAGACATTAACCGTAGTCAGCAGTATCAGTTCTTTGCAGGATCAAACGAGGGCTATAGTGAGATATGGTTCTTCTACTGCTCTGCTGAGTCTGAAGTAATCGACCGCTACGTAATATTTAACTATCTTGATCGTGTGTGGTATTACGGCACTATGGGGCGTACTGCATGGTTAGATAGCGCGTTACGTGATTACCCATCTGCGGCTACGATGAATCATTTGATTGTGTACCACGAAGCGTCGGTAGATGATGAGTCAACTAACCCACCAAGCCCTATCAGTGCTTACATTCAGTCTTCAGATTTTGATATAGATGACGGGCATGACTATGGGTTTGTATGGCGCATGCTGCCAGACATTACGTTTGACGGCTCGACTACACCATCACCTAGAACACCACAGGTCACATTTACTTTACGCCCTAAACAAAATCCCGGTGCGCCATATAACGTTGCGCCGTCACCGCTTGTAAATACTAGCCAGTCTTACGCTACTAGACATGTCTATACAGTGCAGGAATTTACAGAGATTGTTTATACCCGCGTTCGTGGCAGACAGATGGCATTTAAGATTGCATCAGATACGTTAGGTACGCAGTGGCAATTAGGTGTCCCACGCATAGATGTTAGAAAAGACGGACGCAGAGCATGACGACAAATATCGTTGTTACAGAGTCGATTGAACTTACTAGGACTAAGGCGCCTCAGCTCCCTGCTGCGCCTGTTGAGTATGATCGTAATTATGGCGATGCGCTAACTAACATTCTGCGGCAGTACTTTAATACTCTGGATAACTTTGTTGCGCAGTTGACTGTAGCAACGGATGGCGGAGGGCTTCCTAAAGTCCCGCATATTGCAGCACAGGATGGCACTGATCAGTATGCTGTGACGGACACCGCCACAAAAGTACTTTGGTCTACTTTAGATTCTGGGTATGGATTTACTTTAAATGTAGATAGCACTGCTACCCCTACATATACTGGCGTATACAAAATAGACTATAGCTTACAATTCTTTAATACCGCTACTCAAATCCACGACGTATACGTATGGCTGCAAGTAGATGGTGTGGATGTTGCTGGCTCTACTAGCGTTTTTTCCGTACCTAATAGTCATGGGGGCGTTCCCGGCGCTATTGTTGCGTATTCTAGCCTTACATTTACTATAGATAGCGGACAAGACCTAGCGCTATATTGGGCAACAAACTTAGGCGCTACATCTGGCGGGGGTACTGGTATTTATATGCACGCTTCTCCAGCACAAGTTTCTCCTTTTGCCGCGCCTAGTATTCCTTCGGCTGTTGGGTCGATTGTGTTTGTTAGTGGGCCAACCGCGTGATAAACTTTGACAAATTTTTTAGATTGAGGTAGCGATGAGTATTCATCAACTAGCCCACCACCTTCAGAGCGCCGGACGGGGCGAAGATAAAGTCCTCGTACACATGACCCCGAAAGAGGTTAACGGCCTGCAAGCGCTTGCTATGGCTCACGGCGGTTCTCTGACAATTAATCCCAAAACGGGACTACCAGAAGCGGGCTTCTTGTCTGCGATTCTGCCTATGGTGGCAGGCTTCTTCTTAGGTCCTGCAGGTCTGGGTATTGCACAGAGTGCGCTAGGCGCAGGTGCGATGGTGGGTGCGGCTACTGGTATTGCTACAGGCAGTTTGACTAAGGGTCTGATGGCAGGTCTTGGTGCGTACGGTGGTTTTGGTTTAGCCGAAGGGCTGGCTGCTGCCGCCCCCGGTGCTGCTGGCGCAGGAGCAAGTGCTGCAAATGCAGCTAATGTGGCAAACGCAACTAATGCAACTGCCGCTGCTAATTTGGCAGCAACTGGTCCTGCCGCAGCCGTTCCTAACGCTGCTAATGTATTAGGTGGCGGAACAAGCACAGTTACTGGTGCAGGCGCATTAGGTGGAGCGCAAACTGCCAGCTTGAACCAATCATTAATGCAAGGTCCTTTTGCAGGTACAGGTATTAGTGCTGCGCAGTCTCCTGCAATCGTTGCCGCTAATCAAGTCCCTTCCGCTACACAAGTTGCATTAAATGCCCCAGTTGCCCAAACAAGCGTACTGCAAGGCGGTGCTGGCACAGTCGCAGAAAAAGCCGCTATGGCACAACAGGCGGCAGCGCAGCAAGCGGCGGCAGCTAAAGCAGCTTCTACTCCCGTTACTAACTGGGAAAATGTTAAGTCCGGTTTTGGTGAAGTCACATCCTCTGGCGATAAAGCGTGGAACTTTATTAAGAAGAACCCATCGCCGTTTATTGGCGCAGGCTTAGGTTTGTTGTCTGAGTTTAGTGGCAGTAACGCTGGGGCTTCTGGAGCAAAGAAACAGCCCGGAACAATTCGCCCATACGAGTACTCTGTAAAACAAGACCCAAATGCGTATGCACCAAGCGATTCAACAGCGGAACGCACATATTTTGTAGAGCCACGATTTACTGCATTGCCTACTTACACTGCCAAAGAAGGCGGTCTAATGTCGTTAGCAGTTGGCGGTGCAGTAGAAGAGATGTCTGCACGTAATGCGATCAGTGCCAACACAATGTACCCACAGGCGCAGATGCAAACGGATATTTATAGCAACCCCATGATGCAGCGCCCGATGCCTAGCAACGTAATTAACGCAGGGCTTGATGCGCCAACAAACGCTTATACAGGCGAAATACGTATGGCTAGCGGCGGAACTTTGCAGTTCTCTCCAGAAGGGCAAGCTAAACAGGACTACCTAAAAAGCAAAGGTATGGCTGGGCAAATGGGGGCAAGAGGAATAATGCGAACCATAGATGATGATGAATGGGCAAGAATTAAAAAAGAAAATAATATTTCTATCCCATCTGCCGCATCAGCTGCGCCAACGTATCAATACAATCCTGCCACAATGCAGTACACAGACAATGCAGGCAAGATAACTGGTGGGATGCAAGCACAACCGCAATTACAAACACCAGCAGCAAGTTTTATTGCTCCTAACGCTAATGCCCCTGCACCCCAAACACCAAACCAACAATTAGGTTTGGAAGGTTTTTACAATATGATGGGTGATCAGTTGGCAATGAAGGGTGCGCAGAT